ATCGGTAGAGAAATACTGGCTGCCAGCTACTGTCATGTTGTAATCACCTCTTTTCTAGTTTTGATTAGGTCGCAAAGATCGTTGTAATCATTTTGCGGTATTTGTCCATTAGTGTAACGGACTTCCAAAGACTCAGCACATTTATCAAGTCTTTGTCTAGTGTCAGCTTTTAAGATTGCATCTTTGGCAACAACTGTAAGGTTTTGTGTAGAAACTGGAGTCCTGTCTTTTTTAGGATTTTTCCATGCTTTTGTGCGGTCATATAAAGATAAACCAAACTGAGAACCAAACTGCATAAAAGCCCGCTTTCTTGCATCTGATTCAGCCTCTTTAACTGCTGATTCATGCTTGTCTCCAAGATTGACGCTTTTGCCCTTACCATGTCCAGCACCAACTCCCTCTCTGATGACATCATTAATAGTCACTCGGACTTTTGCAATGTAAGTTACACAGAACTCATCACTCTGCACACAGTCAAGCTGTACTGTTTCTGACTGCCAGCCATCAAATCCAAAGATGCGGTTAGCTTCATTGATTACATACCAGCTTTCTAAGTAAGCAAGTTGCATACTGCCTTGCTGTCTGAAGGCAACAACTTTAGGGTCAATAGGTTGATTAAGTTGTTCTGTTTGTTCTTTAGTAAATGTCATAACCATTTAGGGGGTGTAAGTGTTTTGATGCCCTCTGGTTCATAGTTAGTGTAACCTTTCCAGATGCCTGACTCTTGGGCGGCTTTGATGTCAGACAATGTTTGTTCTTGTAGTTCATATCCACGCTCAATAAAATGAGGTGACAGTTCATATACTCCCACGCTATATGGGAATACCTTTTCAACAGCCACAAATATGAACCGCTTTGCTCCAGTACCTTGAAGGTAATGTGCAGCTTGTAAATGATACTTAAAATTAACAATAGTTCTAGTAAAAACATCAGGTGCAGCCCCACCTTCACCTGTGGTTTTGAGATCAATGACCATATCATCTATGAAATAATCACAGCGACATTTACATTGCAAACCTGTTTCCCTATGCTTCCACCAAAAAGATTGTTCTGCTAATCCTCTAGTATCTGTCAGGGTGTCTTGAATAATGTATTTATTAGCAAATTCATTTTCAGACAAAGCTTTTTTAATAGCTATACAATTTTCAAGTTCTGGTGTTGTATAAGTTTCCATGCCAAGCTGTTGCATGGCAGAGGCCGCAGCCTTTCCAGCTTTGGTACGTTTCTCATTAAGCAAGCCATATTTTTGATGAAAAGTTGTTTCTTCAAGACAAAATTTATGAACTAATGATCCAAATTTCATTGCTGGAGTTGCAATTCTAGGTGGATTGTTTTTGCCATACTTATAGATGTTGAAAGCCTCAAGGCCATGATCTATAGCATATTTCAAGTCAGAAGCTGCAATTGCTGGGTCTGATCTATACACTTGTTCGTCAATATCAACTGATGTTATGTGTGGTGTGGTGTTGTTTAAAGATTCCATTTTGTTATAGTAATGGTGTCCTTAGGTGTTAGGACAATGGGTGGAGTACTGGTAGAGATCAGGGGTGGTCTTTACCAGTATTTTTTTGTTCTAATTTTTTTACCCTGTCTGTAAGCTCAAGCATTGCCTGTGCCATAGGATCAAATTTATGAACAATCTGACGTAATTCCATAATTGAATCAGTCATTATTTTCATAGTTTCATGAACTTCACCTTGAAGTTCTGTATGTTTTACAGATGCTTCGCTTGCTTTCAAATGAAGTTTTTTCCATTGGTCATGCCAAAAAGAAAGTTCTTTGTAACCTTTTTCAAGATCAGCAAGCCTTTGCTTTATGCGTGTAAGTTCAAAAGTCATTTCTTTTGCTCCTTTTCTTTAACTTCAAAGTCATTGTGCATAGCAACTCGAATCATATATTGTTCAAGTCTTTCTACTAGCTCTTGTCTGACCTCTTGATTTACCCAGCAACCCTCTTTGAGTGCTGAGTAAATTTCTACATATTGTTGATGATTGAAGTTCATTGTTGTAGCTCCTTACAAGCGAGTTCAATATTGTTTTGATGACAGTCGTTATATGTCATCTCATAAAGTGTTCCTGACAACGTGGTGTATAGAAGACCCATGCCAGCGATAGCAAGTAATAGATTCTGCATTAGTCAAGCTCCGTTTTGTCAAATTGAATTTTGATTAGTGGATAAGATTCAACATCTGTGAATTTTTCTTTTGCTCCATCAAGCATTAGTTCATAAAGTCTGACCGCTTGTTTTGCTTCATCTTCAGTGAACTTGTAGTTGCTTTGGTTAGCAAGGTTCAAGAGTTGCTTGTGTCTCATAACTAAAGCGTTAACTCTTTGAACAAAGAGAGCTTTGAATCTGTCTCTCTTGTGCTGATCTTTTTCAGCTTGTGTTTTAGGAGTAGAGATCATTTTTGTGCCTCTCTGATTTTTTTTGCTCCATCTGCATAAAGATGATGTCCAAAAGGTCTAACATTAGCAAAAAGTAAATTTGCATCTGTCTCGTCTAGTAAGTTCCAACGTGCAGTTTGTCTTTGCTCTTTACAAAGATTGCCAGTTGCAATTTCAACGTAACCCATGTGACAGCAATAACCTTTTCTGCCTCTTATGATTTCGTAGTATTTTCTGCCTTTGTTGATAGTGCAGTTATCACCCATTCTGAGTGGCTTACCTTTTTGCCAATCAATTAAAGCTTGGTCGCATTTAGCTGCGTAAGTTTCTACTTGTTTAAGTAGTTTTTTTTGATCAATCATTTGAAATACCTTGCGAAAGAACGGCCTCTCAGCCATGACTCTATATTATATGCACTATGTTGCACTGTCAAGACCTATAAGATATTGTTACAGATCCATAACATTTAGATAAACTTACAGGGCAAGGGTGGACATATATATATTATTGATGTATTATTTAAATATGAGGTCGAGAGATCGGCTGATTATTCAAACTTCGCTAAACAAATGACAAAAATTTACTGGCACAATCACGAATTTCGTTTTGAACTAAGACAAATTCAAGCTCGTTATCCAAAAACATATCAAAGAGTAGGCAAGATTTTACAAGAACAAGGTGTTCTTGAATACAACAAAGATTGGAAAAACCAAACCAAACAAGATGTTTTAAGAGAGTGGTTAGGTATCCTTCAATATATGCCAAAGCACGTTATTCCATATGGCCCTATGGGTGATGACAGAAAATGGGGAGAGATTGATTGGACAAAAAGGACAACAGATCTTATTACAGAGGCTGCATAGTCAGCCCTTTTCTTTTTATTCACTTCGCAAATTATTCAAATGAAAACTATTCAAGAAATTATCACCAGATACAATGAACTTGAAAACACTAAGGCAAACTTAGGCAGACCAAGAACTGAGGCTGAGTGGCTAGAAACACAAAGGTTAGAGGAAGAGTTCACTAACCACCCTGACGCAGACGATACTTGTACTTACAAAGGTAACTTTGTTATGAAATCAGATGTATCTGTTGAAGATTATTTAAACCAATAACCTATCAGCCCCACCTCAACTGGTGGGGTCTTTATTCACCTATCACCCCTAAAACAATGGACAAAATCAAAAAAGATAAAAGCACAAGAGTTTATTTTCAGTGGCTTAACAATAATGCTGAGTATCACTTTTGGCTAAAGGATTGCCCTTATCAGTTTATTGACTTCAGAGAAAATCCTGACAAGTCAATTACTTTTAAATTTAAAAACGCACATTTATTTGATGAGGAGAACTAATGAACAAAGATCAAAGATTAAAACTTGCTCAAGCCCTCATCACAGAGGCTGTTGTCACTCCCGACATTGAAGAGGCAAGACATCTTTCAGAGCTTGCTGTAAAACATGAGTTCAAAGATGAGATAGAAAAGCTTATAAAAGGTGATGTTGAACTATTCAAGATTACTTTTAAAGCCATGTATTCAAAAAATGTAAAAGCAAGAATTGTTTCAAGAATTATTATCACTATGCTTATGGAAAACAAAGATTTCCAAAAAACATTTAGAGATAAATATATTCATGTAAGCCATGAACTTCATGTCTTTGAAAAGCAACAGGAATGGAAATACAATAGATAAAAAAAGGCTCAAGGTGACTGAGGACAAACTTGAATATCAATTTAAAAAAGCTTTTCTGGAGCAAGAGTCAGAAAAGTATGTTGACTATCTTTGTGAGCCTAGAACTAAGCCAGAAGTCTATGCAGCAATAGAAAAGATTGCATTGATACAGCTTCAAATAAAAAATTGTGAAGATATTATTTATACAGCAAATATTCCAGAATGTGATGATCCACTCTTTTAGGAGTTAATATCTAAATGTAAGAGATTGCCCATGCTTCGCTACCTTGAACGATACATGAACATCTTTCTTAACATCAAAGCTGAAGATGCCCACAGGCTCAGACAGTTTTTGAAGAAGAACCCATCAACTAAGGGTGATGGTCTAGCAAGAGAACATCTTGATGCTGGCATTATTTCTAGAGTTGTTTATTCTCTTGAACACGCTTTAAATGAATTATGAGAGTCGGGTAGCCTGATGATCCTAGCAAAGCGGATCTGAAAGCCATACAACACCTATCGGAGACTTAGGGAAGGCAGGGGAGCAAGCGAAGTGCTTATCCATCACCCGACTACTCACACAATGTATATTTTGCTTTTATATCTTCAACAATTATTTCTGGATATTGAATAGTGTGCCAGATATGATTACACTCATAACATTTTCTACGTCTTACAATAACGTGTTTAGAGTTGCGGTCTGATCCTATTACTTTTTGGTCTGTGTATTCTTGGCATTTAGGACAAGCCACCCATGAAATCCGTTTCATTAATTGTTCTTATTTTTATGTTTGCACCAGTTTCAGATTCTGTTTCACAGTACTTTTTGACAGCGTGTAAAGATACAACCTGTGAATCATCAGCAAATGCGGACTTGGTTAGACTATCCAGTAATGCTCTGCAATGTTTGTCCAGATCACCTTTGTTTTTATTAGTGATATACACAGGAGCAGCTTGACGCACCATGCCATTTGGGAGATAGTGCTTAAGCGGCCTTTTGAACCAGAACACCACCTCTATCTCAACTGGTTCTTGTATTATATCGGTCACAATCAACTTAGCCCTCAAATTCACCTGTTTACGCCATGACTTCAAACGTTTACTTGTTTCAACCATTATTCCATTGCCAACGTGTTTTTTACTGCCTTGAGGGGCAGATTCCATGCCTTTCACAGAAATAATATATTCCATAGAAAATGAGTTTTATTCCAGAGAATACCCCATTTATAGCTTTGCCAACAGCATTAAAGGGCAAAGTAACACCATATCAACTGACAGTGATATGGGTTTTGCAGAGCTATTATCCAAACATTTGGCCTAGTTATGCCACTATTGCCAAAGATGCCAAAATGTCCAGATCAAGTGTTATTAGGACTGTTAATGAATTAGTTGAACTTGGGTTGTTACAAAAACAATATAGGATTGATGAATTTAATCAAAAGACAAATTGCTATAGAGTCAGTATCTGGCAGCAATGCAAGGCACTTCCTGTCCCAGACCCAGCGATTAATGGGCGGTATCTCACAGGAACTGGGGCAGTGTCAGAGAGACATGGGGGTAGTGTCACACAGACACTAGGGGGGTATCAGGGAGACACTGGGGTAGTGTCAGAGCTACACCCTAAGAAAAACAATATAACTAAAACAAATAACTATAAAACTATTAGTTCTTTTTTTGAACCATTCTGGGAAGCTTATAGAAAGATACCTACATCAATGCGTGTTGTATCACAATCTAAAAAGCTTGCAAAAGCCGAATTTGCCAAGTTAAGTAAAAAGACACAGGAAAAGATACTTGATTGCTTACAGGCCGATATAAGAGCCAGATCAAAGCAATTAAAGAATGACAACTTCACTCCATTATTTCCTGATTGTTTTCGTTATCTCAAAAATGGTCAATATGAACAATATCTATTGACAGTATCTAAAAATGCAACTACATTAGGAAAACCCAAACAAAACACCCCTTTTTAACACCCCATGAAGAATTACAAGCGGTCTGCTGTTGATCGAGAAGTTACTTTTAACGCACCTAAATACACTTGTTATGCTTGCAACGATACAGGCATTATCAGCAACTCTGACAAGTTAATAAACAATCATTTACCAGACTATGACATTGATGACAAGGGAAGGCGGTTCTCTGGTCAGGATTTAGCTCTCATATGTTACTGCAATGCAGCTAACCCTCAATACGACATAGATGGTCAGATAATCTCTCATGGATACAGAGATTCAGATGGTCAAATAAGAAACAACATTGGTGTTGACATACCTATCGACATTGTTCGAGATATACACAACATGAGAAAAGAAAGCTGGACTAAAACAGAAAAGCTAATGAACAAGCTTATCCAAAAAAATATTAAAAACCAAAAAACTTCACTTCCACCAGAAGTCCAAAAAGTAAAAGATCAACTAGCAAACTTTCAAATTAAATCATTATGAACAATCAGTACACAACTACACCAGAGCTAAAACAAGCAAGAAATGAAATTATCCTTCGCATGAGAAATGAAGGTTTTGCACTTCAAAAAATTGGTGACAGATTTAATGTCAGCAGAGAATACATCAGACAGATTCTTAAAAAAGAATATGATATCACTGGTTCAATAAAGTTTGACCCAAATAGTTTGACTAAAACTGATGAATATTCTGCTTTTGATTTGGCTGAACTTACAGGATATGATATTCATTACATTGCTAAACAAGTTAAAAAAAATTGGTTGCCACAACCTACACGAAGAGTTGAAAGAAATAAATGGTGCGGCATAGATTATTGTTATTGGAAAAAATCTGATATTGATAAATGGATTCAACTAAAAATTAAGTACTTGAAGATTGCTCTTGAAGGATTTATTAATGAAAGACTTGCATATCCTTATAAATTTACACATTACAGAATACAACAAAGATATAAATTTCTTCAGCAACTTAATGCTGGTAAATGGAAAGGCAGACTCTCTTATAATTCAAGACGTAATAGTGAAGTAATGAAAGAATACTACAATTTAATAAAACCTGTTCAATATGTTCCTACTGATTATTCAAAATACCTAAACATGAGAACTAAAGAACATTTTGCAGAAAAAGGTTTATATAACGGCATGGAAACAGAGAAAATAATTGATATTGGTGGCATGACTATAGCTTCATATAGGAAAAAAGGTATTTTGAAAGAAGGAATACATTACGTCACAGGAGATCATTACTTTCAAAGATATATGTATTACCCAGAAAAAACTAAACAAGCAATTATCAATGGTGGATATGACCAAAAGATTGCTAATCGACAAAAACAAAGATGGGCAAGAATAAAGGGTGATAAGTAATGACTTTTTATAACACAATTAACGAAAACCCTAGTGAACTAGCTAGGTCACAATCAAAAGCTAAAACTCAGGAGCAGAAGATCATTAACTGTTTCAAGCAATATGAAAGGCCACTTAGTCCATCAATGGTTCTTTCTATCTCAGGATTAAACTGCCCTATTACATCAATCAGAAGAGCTATGACAAACTTATCTGATGATGGCAAACTGGAAAAAACCAAAGAATATGTAATGGGTAATTATGGAAAGAAAGAACATCTTTGGTGTTTACCTAAAAAGCCAGAGTCTTTCAGTCAATCAACTTTACCCTTTTAATTTTAATACCATGACAAGAACTAATGAAAAAATTTCAAAATCTTATCTTTCAAAGGTAAAAAATGATATTGACAGAAAAAATCCCAGACATGGACTTGCCTGTGAATATGTTTTTGAAAAATTAAGAGAAAAACAATTTTTAAAAGAGATTGTTTGGCTTTATCAAAACTTGCGAAAAGAATACAAAAGGCGAGTTAGACCATTGATAAAAGAAAAAATATGGAAGATTAAAGGTTGTTATGAAATGATAGAAATAAGAAAAAAAAATATAGACGATTCACAAATTGATTTATCAAACTTCGTTAATGCAGAAGATCACGCAGATTTTTATAGAAAAGAAGATGTTTTAAGAAAAATTAGAAGTTATAAACAAGAGATACAAGAGCAAAGCATCTTAATTTCTATTTTAAAAAATGATATTAAATTAATTTTTGAATGTAGATCAGAAATATTTGATCTGTTAAATTCTATTTCATTAGGCTTAATGAAAGATAAAAATAACTTTTTTTTAGTAGATTTTCAAAAAAACATATACAACAAAATTATTATTCCTTCATTTTGCATTGAAAAACCAATAAATTCTATTTCAATGGCTGGCAATAGGACAAACTCAATTATTGCTTTTGCTGATATATTTATTCCTTATTCTGGTCTTGATAAAATAGAAATAAATATTAGAGACTCTTATTCTAGTAAAAGATATGTTGGGGATTCTGTTTTTTATATTTCACTAATTACAAATATAAATAACTACTTAACTGGAAAAAAGGTTAAAAACACTAGATGGGGAGATCCTAATGATTTTTACTGGGATATATGGACAAATTCAACTTTGGGCGAAGTAAAAATTGCAAAACAAGAATCTGAAGAGGTCTTGCAGCAAATAAATCTTTACCACGAACTTGTATTTCCTACAAAAACTTATGTTTGTTTAGACTATGAAGATACACAGCTATTGGGTTTAACTAAAGATAGTAAAATTCAAGTATTACGTTTAGGTAGTGGATTTCAAGATTTTTGTGATAATAGACCAGACCAAAAATTAGAAGAAATTTAAAATGAAAAACAAAGACTTCGACAGCTTCAACAATGATCGCATCAATGCACTTAGAAAAAGAATTGATGAACTTATATTCTTAAAAAATAGCTGGGAAAAACAAAGTAAATCGACAAAATCCAGCGATTGACGCTACAT